GGCTCCTCCTACAGGTTGCTGTAGGACCATCCTTCGCACGTAGTTTGATAGGCTGCGTGGAATTGGAGTTCCTGGCCATGTCACGTAGAGATCGAGTATCGAATAACTTCCGTGAGGAAGTTGTCGGTCGTTTCTATGATAATGGTTATTATCAAGAAATGAACGACTTACCGGTGATGACCTGGTATCGACAAATTGTCGATTACCCTAATGAAGGTCACGTCGGCTGGAATCATCTCCCTGGTTTCAGGGATGTGAAGCCGGTTCAATACCTCGATTTCCATGCTACTGACGCATGGTGGGTGGACTGGATTGGTCACCTTAATAAGCTGGTTACTATGTTTCCAGCCGTTAGGCGACCACTCCACCCTACTTTCGTGACTGGTTGCGTCCCACTCGTGCCGGATGACGTCATTGACGAGTTTTCCTTTCAATGTTTTCTTGATTGGGATACTCAGATCAAAGAGGATTTTCAACCTTTTGATTTCCTCTCTGGCCTCACTGAGATTGGGAACTTAGTTCCCAAGCTTAGTGGTTCTTTGACGAAAGATGTAGCGTCGGGCTATTTGAGCTATAATTTTGGGTGGAAGAATTTCGCCCAAGATCTATCTCACTTAGCCTCTTTACTCTCAATTGTTCAAGGAAAGCTACAAGCTCTCCGTGACTCTTGGGGTAAAGAACAGAGGCTCGCAAAAGAGAAAGTCCTTGATTGGGTTCAACCCGATCAGCAAGACGAACTCTTTTATGAGCCCCGGCCAGCTTATGGCTGGCGCTACAAGCTCTCAAAGTACCGAGCCGTTATTCATTGTGGTTGCTATCGCTTCCACAAGCTTAAGGACTTGGATTCTACTTTGAGCTTCATCCGCGCGGCCTTCACAGATCTGGGGTTGGGAAATCCACTGAAAGCTATCTGGGATGCTATCCCTTTTAGTTTTCTTGTGAATTGGTTCTCAACCGTCGGCCAGCTCTTTGACCAACAGCGAGTGCGTCATCTCTTCGAAGGTGTTTGGGAGATTCGTCACCCTTGCACCTCCATTCGAATTGACGCAGTTATCGCATGTAGTCAAGAAAATCTCAACCATGGCGTGTTTATCATGCCTGATCAGGTTTATCCTGCTGGTGAGATTTTCGTGAAGCGTTATGTGAGAATTCCAGGAGTTTCAACCGCCAAGATCAAATCTAAGATCTTGGACCTATCGCCCAAACAGCTTTTACTCTTGTTAGCTCTGGGCGCCCAAAAGGGAGCCTAATATCTAGGTATTCCTAGGTATCAAGAGAGTGCAAAGTACAAGCCATGAAGTGATACACACTTTGTGTATTACGAAAGTGAGGATCCTCTCATGTTCGCTGATACCCTGACCCTCAAGAATTTGGCCGGAGCGGACCGTACCTTCAAATTGCGAAAGCAAGATGGTACTGGTACGGAACGCATCGATGCTGCGAGTTCGCAGTCCGAACCAATCTTGATGGTTATCAAGCATTCGGTTCAAGGCAGCGGCCCCGCAGCTATCGACCAGCATCTTGTTCAGCTTAGTAGAACCAAGTTGAACTCGACTACTGGAAAGTTGGTCACTTCGCGCTTAAATCTTACGATTTATGTGCCTCGTGATTCAACTATTACGGTCGCTAACGTTGAAGACGATCTGGCCAGTATGCTCCGGTTTATTGCCGGAACAAACTTTGACCCGACCGCCGACTACGCTAGCACGACGTATTCCGGTCTTACCATTGGCGAAGCGTAAGCTTCCTCCCGTTGGTAGGTCGAACCGTCGTAAATCAAGGTCACCTGCATTGCAGGCAGCGCAACAAGAGCGGACTGGAAGGGCCTCCACAAAATGGACACCCGTAACAGCCAGCTCGAGTTCTACCTCGACCTCGCGGTTTGTACGGTTTCTCAAAATCCACGTAGCCTATCATCTGCAAAGGATCTCGATATGGACCTTAGGACTATTCGTTCTAGAGTCCATAGCGAGGGGCTTTCCTTCCTTACCAAAACCTTACCAGTTCTTGGTAGAGCTTTTGATAAGGGTCTTGAGAGCGGCGCCCTCCACCTGCCCCGTGCCTTCAAACGAGAGCACGGTTCAGTAAGTAGACCTGCTTTTATGCAGGCGTACTTTCGGGCGGTCTTTGCGAATGATGGGTCTCTTCTGGACAATCCTGACGAAATGGCGATTAAGCACATTCGTCAGACCATGTTTATGTTCTATAAATTGGAAGTCCCGTTTTCTCGCGCCGCGGAAGAAAGAGTTATTTCCTCTTTCGTAGCAACGGAGATCGAGCTCCAGAGTTTCTCGGTTCCTATTAACGATGTCAATGACCTCGCTAGTTGGATTATCGAGGATGTCTTTTCGGATTTCGATCCTAAAGACATCAGACCTAAACATGGTCCAGGAGCAGTCGCTACTGGTGAAAGGTTAGATCAGAAATGGACCTTTTCAAGGTACTACTCTGATCTTCACCAGGAGTATCCGTTCTCACAATATATGAGAACGAATTTCGACCACACACTTGATTCTTGGGACGAGATGGATTCTTTGGAGCGCCATGAAAGTGGTGTTGCAAAGGTCGTTCTCGTTCCCAAGGATTCCAGAGGTCCCAGGTTGATTTCTTGCGAGCCCCTAGAATATCAATTTATTCAACAGGGCTTGGGTCGAGAGATAATGGTGTGGCTTGAAAACCACCCATTAACTTCCGGCAGAGTCAACTTTTCGTCCCAGCAGGTCAATCGTGATTTGGCTTTGAATTCCAGTGTGGATAGAAGCTATTCCACCTTAGATCTCAAAGACGCCTCTGATCGGAACTCTCTAGATCTTATGCGATATCTATTCTCTTCGAGAATAGATATCGTACGATGCCTTGAGAGTTGCCGAACGACCGCTACGCGTCTCCCGGATGGGAGTGTAGTTCCCTTAAAGAAATTTGCTCCAATGGGTTCAGCATGTTGCTTTCCCATTGAGGCAATTTCCTTTTGGGCTATTTGCGTAGCTGCGAGATGTGTGGCCGAAAGGCTGACCGTTTCGGACGTGGCGGCTTCAACATTTGTTTATGGGGACGATATCATCGTTCCCACGCACAGTGTTGAGGTTGTTATACAGGCCTTATCTGACGCTGGCTTGATTGTCAACGTTGATAAGTCTTGTATCATAGGTAACTTCCGCGAGTCGTGTGGCATGGATGCTTTTAACGGCATCGAAGTCACTCCAACTCGCATTAGAACCCTATGGAGTAACCAACCGTCGGATGGGAGCGCATACGTTTCTTATACCTCTTACATGAATAACCTTTTCATGAAGGGGTACGAGATTTGTTTTGATTTTCTGAAAAGGAGTTTAGAACGTGTCTACGGTGTTTTGCCGTATGGCACAATCGAGAGTCCTTTTCCGAATATCAATATACCTTGTCCTTGTTCTGCAGATGGCCTTAATAGCCTTCTACCGATCAAATACAGGTATAATGCTTCTCTCCAGAGAGACGAATTCAGGGTTCGATTTGTTCCTCCTTCGAGGAAACAAACTGAATTAGACTCTTGGGAGAGACTTCTCCGCAATTTGCTAAGCGGAGAACTCGTCGATCCGACAACCGTCGTTTTGCCATATTCGACGCGAATCAAATATGGTTGGAAGAGCGTGTAGTAATACACGTCCTTTAAAGAGTTAGTA